CTGCCTCTGATTGTGACGCTCAGCGTCGTTGTGGTTGCAATCTCGGATTGCGGTTAAAATTTGGTATTAAAAAACCGCCCTTATCGGCGGTCTTGGTTTTAAATTTCGCTACAGGTTAAAAACAGCATCGTCAATACGCTGACCTAATACGGCTTGGTACTGTTTCATATGTTCATGTTGCCGCTGCATTAGCAACCATTGGTTGTCGCTAACAAACTTCGGCTGCCCTTGTTTCAACATGGTTGTCAACGCGCCCAGTTTTATTTGCAATTCTTTGTTCTCAACAATCATGCGTTTTAAATAATCAGGTAGCTTGTTAGTATCATTCATTGCAGATCCTTATAAAATCGGCGACGGCTTTCATTCATTCGCGCTTCCATTTTGGCAAAGTTTTCTTGCCCTAGTCTGTAGTGCTTCCAAGCATGGCGAATGATAAATACGGCAGCGATAAAGCCAAATGTAAGCACAACGGCTAAAACCCCTAAAACGTATGCCGCTAGAGTGGTTAACAAATCCATATGGCGCTCCTTATTGAGCTACCGCCACATTTTTACTGCATAAAGGGCAGCGGATTGACAGGTAGCTTTCGTTGCGATCCATTTTATGCGTAGCTTCACGTCTGAAAAATTCAAATTTGGTTTTACAATTGCGGCAGGTGACAACGAATCGCTCATCATCCGGCAAAAAACCTTTTTCTATAATTTTCACAATCCCGCCCTCTCAAATGCCGACGGCCCTTTTTGCCGCAT